CAATGTCAAATTATGTTGCTACAGCGCCAAGAATGTATAAAGGTAATATAGAGTCATTAGTTAGAAGAATGATACCATTTACAGATTTAATTCAATTGACACATCTAAAATTACAACAAGTAATTTCAAGAGTAGTGCCTGATGGTGTATTTATAGATGCAGATGGATTAAACGAAGTAGATTTAGGAACAGGAAATGCATATAACCCCGAAGACGCTTTAAGGTTATATTTTCAAACAGGTAGTGTTGTAGGGAGAAGTTTTACTCAAGATGGAGAGTTTAACAATGCAAAAGTACCTATTACACAATTAACATCCTCAAGCGGTGGACAAAAAATGCAAATGCTTATAGGTAATTATAATCATTATATGAATATGATTAGATCGGTCACTGGTTTAAATGAAGCCAGAGATGGTTCTACTCCTGACCCTAATGCTTTAGTTGGTGTACAAAAATTAGCAGCATTAAATTCAAATACAGCAACAAGACATATATTAGACGGAAGTTTATATTTAACACAAACATTAGCTGAAGCTTTGTCTATAAGAACTGCCGATGTATTAGAGTATTCAGATTTTGCTGATGAGTTTGCAATGCAAATAGGAAAATATAACGTTGGTATATTAGATGATATTAAGAATCTATATATATATGATTTTGGAATTTTTATTGATGTTTCTCCTGATGAAGAACAAGAGGCTTTATTAGAAGCAAATATACAAATGGCTTTGTCAAAAGGAAGTATTGACTTAGAAGACGCTATTGATATTAGAGAAATTAAAAATATTAAAATGGCTAATCAATTGTTAAAAGTAAAACGTAAGCAAAAGCAAAAACAGGAACAACAGCAAAAAGCCCAGGAAATGCAAATGCAACAGCAAATGAATATGCAATCTCAACAAATGGCTGCTAAAATGGCAATGCAAAAAATACAAGCTGAAACACAATCTTCAATGGCTATAAAACAAGCTGAAGTAGGTTTTGATATAGAAAAATTAAAAAATGAAGCGGCTTTAAAAGAACAGTTGATGCAAACTGAATTTGAATATGCTATGGAGTTAAAAGGTATTGAACAATCTCAAATAGATGCAAGAGAACAAAATCGTGAAAGATCAAAAGACAGAAGAGTAAGTCAGCAATCTTCTGAACAGTCTAAGTTAATTCAACAAAGACAAAATAATTTATCACCAATAAATTTTGAGTCAAATGAAGATAGTTTAGATGGTTTTGATATGGCTGAGTTTGATCCAAGATAAGCTTAAAAAAAGAAACAAATAAAAACTAAATTTGTATAATTAAAATTAAATAAAATGAATATAACGGTAAAAGAAGTTAGTTCTGAAAATAAATCAAAACAAGAAATTGAATCAGAATTATTAAAAAAGCATGAAGAAAAGTTTAACGACACAACAATTCCTGCAACGGACAAGGTAAATTTAGTTGAAGAACCGATAAAAGAAGAGGTAAAAGAAGAAATAAAAGAAGAAACGCCTTTAGCAGAATTAAAAGATGAAGACGTTCTTTCTTATATAAAAAACAGATATGATAAAGACATATCTTCTGTAGATGAATTGTTTGCGCAAACAAAAGACAATGACGATTTACCAGAAGATGTATCTGCATATTTAGAATATAAAAAAGAAACAGGGAGAGGGATAGCAGATTTTTATAATTTACAAAAAGATTTTGAATCCCTACCTGAAGAAGATTTATTAGCTGAATACTACAGTAATGTTGAAGAAGGTTTAGACGCTGAAGATATTCAAGATTTAATTGAACATAAATTCTCATACGACGAAGATGTTGATGAAGAGAGAGATGTTAAAAGAATTAAATTAGCTAAAAAAAGAGAACTCGTAAAAGCAAAAAAGTTTTTTACTGAACAAAAAGATAAGTATAAAGTTCCTCTTGAGTCAAGTGGGAATGGATTATCTAAAGATGAAGTGGAAAATTTAGATGCTTATAGGGGTTATTTAGAGGAATCTAAAACTGCAAATGAAAGTCAGCAGAAAAGATATGACTGGTTTATGAAGAAAACTGATGAAGTTTTCAGCAATGAGTTCAAAGGTTTTGAGTTCAGTGTCGGTGAATCAAATGTAACTTTTAAGCCTGGTGATGCATCTGAGTTAAAAAACTTACAGTCTGATGTAAATAACTTTGTAAAAAAGTTTGTTGATGATAAGGGTTTAATGAAAGATGCAAAAGGATATCATAAAGCTTTATCAATGGCTATGAATCCTGATAAATTTGCTCAGTTTTTTTACGATCAAGGTGTTTCGGCAGCTGTAGATAATGTTACTAAAAAATCAAAAAACATTAATATGGATGTAAGAAATACACCACAGAACGTATCTAAACAAGGAGCAGGCATTAGAGCTGTTGGAGACACAAGCAGTGGAAAAGGACTCAAAATAAGAAGTATAAAACGAATATAAATTTTAAAAAAAAATAAATTATGTCAGTATTAGCCGCACCAGGATTTGATTTGCAGCCAAGCGCGCAGCAAGTCATCACTCCTCAAAACTACATAACTAACTTTAATTTTTTAAATCAGTATCTACCAGATACTTATGAAAAAGAATTTGAGCGTTATGGAAATAGAACGATAGCATCTTTCCTTAGAATGGTAGGTGCAGAAATGCCAACAAATTCAGACCTTATAAAATGGGCTGAACAAGGTAGATTACATACAAAGTATACTAATGTTACTACAGCTATCGCAGCTGGAGCGCAAACAGAAGCTTTGTATACAATTAATGATGTGTTTAATCCACTTTTAACTGTAGGTACAACAGGGCCAACAAGAGCTGCAATTAGAGTAGGACAATCAGTAATGATTTCAGATAATACTCCTGGATCAACTTTAACAAATAAAGGTGTAGTTAGAACAGCGCCAGGTGGAACTGATTCACTTGGAGTAGTATTAGCTGCTAATCAATTTGAAGTTTCTTATTACGAGGCAAATCAAGTTATTCCAGCAGCAGCTGTATGTTCTGTATTTATATACGGATCTGAATTTGCTAAAGGAACAGCAGGAATGAGCGGCTCATTAGAAGCTCAAGATTTCTTCTTTGAAAATAAGCCAATTATCTTAAAAGACTCATATACAGTTAATGGTTCTGATATGGCTCAAATTGGATGGGTTGAAATTTCAGGTGAAGACGGAGTAAATGGTTACCTATGGTACATGAAGTCTGAGCATGACACAAGATTACGATTTGAAGATTACATGGAAACTGCAATGATTGAGGCTGTTCCTGCGCAAGTAGGTTCTGGTGCTTCTGCATTAATTGGAAATGGTACAGGTGTAGCTAACACTCCAACAGGTGCTGGTTCTGAAGGTATTTTCTTTGTAGTAAATAATAGAGGTAATGTTTGGGGAGGTGGTAACCCAGTTGCTTTATCAGGATTTGACTCTATGATTCAAAGACTTGATAAGCAAGGAGCTATCGAAGAAAACGTTATTTTTGTAAACAGACAATTTTCATTTGATATGGATGATATGTTAGCAGCACAAAACTCTTATGGAGCAGGTGGTTCATCATATGGTTTATTTGATAATGATAAAGAAATGGCTTTAAATCTTGGATTCACAGGATTCAGAAGAGGTTATGACTTTTACAAGTCTGATTGGAAATATCTAAACGATCCAACAATGAGAGGTGGATTAGTTGCTGGTACTGTAAATGGGTTATTAGTTCCTGCGGGATCTACATCTGTTTATGACCAGATTTTAGGTAAAAATGCTAAAAGACCATTCTTACATGTTAGATACAGAGCATCTGAGTCGGAAGACAGAAGATACAAAACTTGGATTACTGGTTCTGCTGGTGGTGCAAGAACATCTAATGTGGATCAAATGGAAGTTAACTTTTTATCAGAAAGAGCTGTATGTACTTTAGGTGCAAACAACTTCTTCTTATTTCAAAACTAAGTAGTAAACTTTAGAGAGGGGGTGAAAGTCACGCATGCAAACGCCCTATTAGTAACCCCCTTTTTATTTAAAATATAATTAAATTAAAATATAATACAATGAAAACAAAAGCTAAATTTACAACTAAGGTATATAGATTAAAAAAAGATATGGCTCCTTTGTCATATATGTTGCCTTCAAGACATTCAAGTAGATACCCTTTAATGTGGTTTGACGAAGAAAATGGTACTAATAAACCCTTAAGATATGCTCGTAATCAAAAATCACCTTTTGAAGATGAACAAGATGGTAATGCGATTTTAGAAACTATTGTTTTTGAAGACGGCATGTTAACGGTACAAAGAGACAATCAAGTGTTACAAGAGTTTTTAGAATTACATCCTCAAAAAGATGATGTTTATGAAGAAGTAAATAATGAAAAAGATGCTGCTAAAGAATTAGAATATTATAATTCAGAATTAGATGCTCAAATATTAGCAAAAGAATTACCATTAGAAAAATTATTAATAGTAGCTAAAGCTATATTTGGTTCTTCTGTAGACAGAATGACAACTCCTGAAATAAAAAGAGATATATTAGTTTACGCAAAATATAATAGTCAAGAATTTACTGATACCGTTAATGATCCTATGTTGGATTTACAACATACAGTTGATTTATTTTTTGAC